CGTTCCCGTAACGTCAAAGTAATCACCATCGGTATCGATGACGAGGGGGCTGGCAGAAGTAAGGTCGCCGCCCTTCTCGGTCTGCATATAGTTGCCGTTGGCATCTAGAAACCCGCCAAGTTGAGGTGATGTATCCTCAACAATGCTGTTTATAGAGCCGTTGTTCCCGCTGTAGGCGACTACCATCCCGGTGCTGTCGCCGTCGGCCAGGGTGCCAATCGTGGCGACATGCGTGACAGCAACCTTGCTATATGTAGACGCGCTGGTAACGGCCCCCGAGACCTGGAAGACCACACCAGCCGAGCCCGATCCAGCCTCTGCGACGTAGATCAGAGCCGAGTTCGCCGCTGTCGGATCATCCAGAGTATCCACGAAGGCGTTTATGCTGACCCCGGCTGCATCAACGTCGTCTATGTAAAGGACGGTGGCTGACGCTAATGTTCCATTATTTGCCCATATCTTGCCAGCGCCTTGATCAGTGTCCGTTGTCGCAGTTTCCCACGTCATTTGAATCCCAGGAGCCTTGATCGCCGCATCCACATACGCCTTGACGCTTTGCTGCGTGACGCCCGCGACGGCGCTATTCGATGACATATCGTCTTGGTCGAGGAAGCCTGCCGTCAGCGTCGCACCAGCCGACATAGCCAGGGAAGTTATGCCCGCCAACGTACCGGATGTGGCCGTCAACTGAGCCAGCGAGACATTGGCAAACTTAGCGTTTGCGTAGCCAGCAATGGTGATGTTCCCTGTACTGGCGCCAGTAGCCGTTGTTGTCGTGGCTACAAACTCGTCTGCCGATTCGTCCCAGCCTAACCAGACATTCGGGCCGGTTGAGCCGCGCTCCATTATGATGCCGAGATCGTTTGCGTTTGAACTCGCGCCCGTGTTCAGTTCGATAAGTGGATCTTTGATAACCGTGTTGGTCGCATCGTGGGTTACAGTGGTCCCGTTGACAGTTAAGTTGCCTGTGAGAACAAGGTTCCCAAGCATGTTGACGTTCTGCGTTCCTGTCGGAACCTCGAGCGCAATCGCATCTGCATCATTTTTGACAGTGACGTCGTTGGTGCCTCCCTGGCCCGTAAGGATCAAACCTTCCGCCGCGGTGTAGCCCATGGCGGCGTTGTCGCCCGCTGATGTATCTCCCCCCGCCTCGACGGTGCCAGTAAAGATAGCCGCCGTCGCAGCAAAATCAGCGGCCTTCGCCCCACCCAACGCGAGCCCGACATTATCTGCTCCGATCCTGTACAGGCCGGTATTTGGATCAGCCGTGAAAGAATAATACGGGAGCGATACCGTGCCATTCCCACCAAGCCACTGGGCCGCCGTATCTGTGGAAGTTGTAAACCCACTACCCGCAGCATTAAAGGCAAGGTAGGCCCCCGCTACCGGCTCAGGCAGTACCGCCGAGGCCCCACCAGTGTAAGTCTTGGGGTATGCCGCCGTTCGATCAAGCGTCTCTTGTTGCTCAATTTGCGTCATCGCCAGCCGATCGAGGGCCCTCTCATGCGTGTCCGCGGGGAAGGGGTCATTCGTCACATAGTCTGTAGTCTGCGTCTGAGTTGTGTTCCTAATGATGTGCCACTGGACCGTTGAGGCGGGGGCCGTAACGGCCGTGACCGTGCCGGTCGAACCCTCCCCACCCGTGACCGTGTAGTGCGTGACGTTGCTCTTTGTCACCTCGACGCCGGTCGCAATCGTCCGCTCCACAACAGTGATCTCTGCCGAGCTCCCCGTCCCTTGGAACGGATATGAGACTGCGAAGGCAACGGTCGACCCATTGCCCGTGTAACTAACTTTTGTTGTCGTCGTTGTGACCGTCATTACTTCTGCCTTCCGTACTCATCCATTATAGCCTTTTGTTCTCTAATCTTAGCTGCTAAATCCGCGTATTCGGGATCCGCGAGGATCTGTTGTTTGGCGACCAACTTATAAAGCCCATCTAAGTCGGAGATTTCTTTCTGTTTTCCCCCCACCGAAGCTTTCGCAAAATTCTTATCATTCATGAGAGCTTCAAGCGCCTCATAAAAAGACGCGCTCCCTTCCGGGAAACTCGCCGCCATAACCAAGGCATCATATTCGATATCATTGAGCTTCACCCCGTCGATCGAGCGGCCCGGCATCGTGATCGGCATACCAAGTTTCACCAATCGCGTTCTAAGAGGATCAGCGCCCACGGACCTCGGATCGTCCCCAACGATGTCGGCAACGAAAGGCGGAAATATCGTATCGACCACACGGGCATTTTTTGCCGAACGGGGCTGACCAAAGCGATCGCGCAAGGGGGGGACGCCACTTTTGTCGGTCCAGGGGAGCCGCGAGCTCATACGGCGTAAGCCCGCCGTGACATCGCGCAATCCAAGAGGTTCATTGCGATCCGGTAGAATGTTCTCAAGTGTCGGATCCTGTAGGCGCTCATATGTCGCGAGGAGCGAAGAGTAAGGCATCTGAGAGCCCACAAGATCTTGGATCGCCCGGGATGCTTGCCACCCCCCTTTATTGGGATCAATGGTAAGAAGCTGCGCTATGTTCGCGAAGCCCTGTAAGAAGCTTTGATCCTTGAGGTACTCATAAACAACGCCAACCCCGTTCATCGCGAGCTCTTCTGTCTCCTGTTGGCCCACCCGGGGATAAGCGAATCTTTCGGTGATGTCAGCCGTCATCGCGAGAACCATCGAGATCGGCTCCATACGGTGATAACTGATATATTCAACATCGTCAGGATGGAGGATTTTGCTGTTTCCTATTTGGAGCCAGCGAGGATTATCGACACCTTCCTTGGGCATGACAAATGACCACTTTTTCCAGCCGACGTCTTCCATCGCTCGCCGCAAGTTCGTATCCGCGGGGCCGCTACCCGTTATCTTCCCCTCGGTGTACCAGCTTGCCGTAATCGCCGAGATGCTCGATCCCAAAGCAACGCGAGCAATCGCGACATCCCGGGCGGGCCCGGGCGGCGCCCGCATCGCGGCAAACATTCCACCAGGGGCCGTCCTCTCAATCGCCGCCTTGGTGATGTTATAGGGCGTTCTGAAAAACGGCAGCATCATTCGGCCGAATATTGTCCCTTGGATCGCGGCACCAAGTTGGCCCATCGTCCCTTGCACTGGATCAGTAAACGTTTGGACTTGCGCCATCTTCTCGGCGGCAAAGCGTATGTCATCCGGGGGGTTCGCCATGAGTTCGCGAGTGCTCCTGGCAATATCCTCGGCCGAGGCACCGGCCCGCGCCATCTCCTGAGCATTGCGATAGGACAAGGCGTGAAGTTCCATACGATAGCCCCACGCCTTGAAAAACTCGTCCTCGCTCATGAGCATCCGCCCCGGCGCGGTTGCCAGGAGATCGATCCCAGCGCCAATTGGGCCAGACAAATGCAACGCCTCGGAGACCCCTGAGCTCTGCCCCTCGGCAATGATCTTCGCAGAGAGATCCCTGACCGGCGCGTTCTGTTTGAACGCCTGAGCGGCAAGGATAAAGGCTTCCTTGGTCGAGGTGATAAGTGCGAAGCCTTGAGCAACGGCCTCGCCGACATAAACACGCTCGGCTTCAGATCCAAAGAATTGCTTCACGCCGCCGATAACCCCTGCGATCGCCCGCTCGGGGATCTGCAATAGGGCGAAGATCATATTGCCGCCGATATTCGCCATGTGAGTCGAGGGGCTCGACAGGAGCCCATTGATCCAGACAGTGAACCAAGCGTCCTTGGTGCGGCCCCAGCCGTTCCGAGCAAACTGATTGCGGGGCCCACCAACCGGCAAAGCGAGGTAAGCCTTTGCCATCTCCCGGGTTGAATTCTCCCCACCAAGGCTGTCCATCATTTGAGCGATCGCTTGTTGCTTAATCTCATCCCCGGCATTCCTCGGGGTCTTGAACGCGCCAAGGGCTCGACCCGCTTCCATTTGGGCCCCCTTCATGCTCGTTTGAAGGGCTGCGTGGAAAGCAAGGTGTTGGCGAAATTTCAACAAGACCGCCATATCGGTGGAGCCGAGCGCCTCCTTCGCGAGATTATCAAGGGACGCGGCCGAGCTTGCTATCGTTTGCAACGATTTCGCGATCTCCTCGGCATTAAACGTCTGCCCCTCAGTGCGACTAAGGAGCAACGTCACGTTATCTTCAAGGCCCATTTTCTCGGCAAGAGCGAGGATCTCGATCTGCGTCATCGTGCCCCGGCCCGCGGCACGGCCTTGAGTTTGCCAAACTTGCGAGACACTGTCGATTGTGGCCTTGATATCCTCGGGGCCCTCAATCCTATCTAGGTTGAACTCGACGGTCGGCGGCTTGCCCTCGGTAGCGCCCGGGGTAGAACGGAAACGCGCAACCTCTTCTTCCGACGCCTCTCGGATGATCGTAAATTTCTTGGGCCCCCCGGCAACGCCGAACAGATCACCTTGCGTCGCTGTCGGCTCTGGCCCGACAGGCACAACATCTGCCAACCGCTTGGGTGGAGTCTCCCCAAAACCAAGGATCGTCTTGAGCGCACTGACCCCGGCGCCAGCAAATTGCACGGGTGGCTCCTCTTGCCCCGGCGCTGGCCCGTCGATCGTGAACAGCGGCACCGGCACCTCAGGCGTCAAAGGCTCACCCAACTGCGATCCCTCAAGCGTTGGGGCAGACGTCCCAAGATCGACATCGATCGCTCGCCTAAGTTGCTCAATTTGTTCTGGCTGATTAATTGCCATCATTTGCCCTCATCGCCGGTTGCCTCAAGGATCTGCCGCCGCTTGCTGCCAATGAGCAATGATCCCTTCCTGCGTACCAGTGGGAAGAATTCCTCGATCTCCTTTATATAACTCTCAGTTTTGCGGTTCTCTTGCCAGCCCTTCGTTGTGGCTTTGCCGACCCCCTTGCCAGATCCTTCGTAGACAAGGAAATAAGCTACACCATCATCCCCCACCGCATCCGCGGCCTGTTCTATGACTCTGCTCCTGCCTTCCTTCTCTTGGATCACATTCAGCACGTTGCTAACGGTCGCCGTGTCTGCCTGACCCCCGGCGATCCTTCCTACAGCAAGGCCATTCTCAGCCGCCGAGCGATTAAAAGGATCGTAAACCACATTCTCAACGCCCTTCTCCTTTAGCGCCGCGGTCGCATTATCAAATTTGCCGCCGCCGATATCCGCATTCACAGTGCCAGGAACCCACGTCACCTTATTGATGAGAGCAGGCAGTTTTGTTTTGTTTATGGATGTGGCGGCACTTTCTATTTCCTGTTGTGGCAACTCCCAGAGAGCATCAATCTCGGATGGGGATGTACGCACGGAGCCTCGAGCGACGCTACGCTCTGCGTCAAGCTCTGCCGCGATGGGTGCCCACTTATCCAAAGAGCCGATATTGCCGCGCTCTCCCTTCTCGAGCTTCTTAGCGATGTGCCGCGACCGCACCTTGCTCTCGGCTACGGAGAAGCCAGTGTAGTCGTCGTTTACCCACTGCCACTTATGATGCCAAACAGACTTATTGTGGGTTGTCGTCGCCTTAGTCGCTGGGTTGTAGACCCGACCCACGATAGGTTCATCCACGGTGTCAAAGTCGATGCCCTCTTGGAAGACCAATTCCTTCGTTTTATCGTTGTATCGGATCGTGTTCCACTCGAAAGGCACCTGCTCCGACTTGACCTTCCTCTTTACATCGGCGGGTAAGTTAGAGCCCTCAACAGCCGACTTATGGATGTATGTCTGGGGCCCCATCTCTTTGCCGACGCCAAACTTCGAGGAGCGTTTAGGCAGCACCTCCGCGCCGGGGAGAACAAGCGCCTCGGCGTACGCCTCCGGTGCGGCCCCTTGTCCCATTGATCTCCCGCTTATGAGAGATCTTTCTGTTTTTGTCCCCGCGGCTGCTCCGGGACTTGATCCATCGCTCGGATCGCCCGCATCATCCAATCGTCTTCCATGTATTCGTCCGGGGAAAGGCTCGGCGAAGGGGGATCCCCCGGCTTCGAGGAGCTCGGGCCTTTGTCCTCGGGGGACGTCGTTGGAATACTTGGCATAACTTGTCACACCTTTCATGGTTTTAATTTGGTCATACGCTTGCCGCGGTCTATCCCCAACACTCTCGAAGATATACCTCGGCGCAACGAATCGATTGCCTTCCGTTGGCTTCGCCTTCACAAATCTCTCGATCGAGCGGCCAACCGCTTCCTCTATATCGAGATCGTTTAAGATGAGATCCACCGCATAACCTCGGCGCTCAGCCTTCTCGATTAACTTAATTAACACACTGGGCTCTCGCCCCACTGTCGGGAAAATAACATTTTCCCCATTCTGCATTGCTTCCATCAAGATCCGTTCCCCGATATCACTCGCCTCTTCGTGGACAATCGCGGCGCCGTATCCTTTAACTCCGCCGATTGTATATTCGGGGAAATGTTTCTTAACCATATCATTATCGACAATCCGAGCCCCAAGGTCCAAAGCAAGCGGCTCGGCAAGAGTGGACTTCCCGGCGGCGGGTGGGCCCATAACGATAACAATCCTTTTCTCGCGGCGGAACTCAGTAACCTTCGCCAACTCCCGCATTTCCTTTACCGCCTCAAGCTTCGCCTGCGTTCTGATCCTCACACGCTCAGGCCCGGGAATCTGCCACGTTCCAGGCAATTTGCTTTTACCGTCCAACTCCGATTTCCCGTACTTGGCAATGTAACGCGCCTCTTCTGCCTTGAGGATCTTAGCCGCGGCGAGAATCCGGGGATGATTAAGGAGCTTCATCAGCCACGCCGTCGCTGGCGTCCCGGGTGCTTCCGGGTTCAGTGTTCCACGGGCCATCGGCTTCCCGGATGACTTAAAGGGATTAGGCAACAAGCTAAGGGGGGGGTCACTGACCTCGGCCAACGCTCTATCGGCAGCCCCTCTGCCCGCAAGCGCATCGATCTCGGGTTGGGATCTGCCTGTTGCTCTCCCGCTTATAAGTGCATCAATATCGGCTTGCGTTGTGATCCCGGCCCCGTTCGCGGCCGCATTGAAGGCGGATGGATCTGTTGCCTGCAAACGGGCCAGAGCTTTCTTGGATCTCGCCAACCGAGCAAGGCCAATTACCCCCTTGATAGCAACATCAGCGCCGACTCCGAGAACAAGCCCCTCAAGCGCATTTTTGAGTGCGTTCTCGGCCAAGGTGTCATCTTCATCCGATTCTAGATATCGAGTTATCGGAGTACTGAGTGCGGGGCTTTGCTCGATGAGATCCGAAATCCGCTCGCCGGTAGGATCGAGCGCGAAGGCGTCAGCGGCGGCACCGCGCATAGCCGCCTGTGTAAGCGGCCTCCCAGGGGCCAGAGCGGTCGCCAGGGCCTTGGGCCCCCGCGCCGCGAACCCAGTAAAGAATTTCAGAATACCCTCGGTCAGCCCCCCGACAACGCCCTCAGGCTCGGCAACGTTCCTGAGCACCGTGTCGGCCACATCGACAATGCTCCCCGCGGGGTCGGAAATCAACTGATCAAGAGGTTCATAGCCCGTCAGCGGAACCTCGAATTTTCCACCAGGGAAAGACGTATCGAGAAAATCAGCAAGGGTTTTCGCAGCACTGAAAATATTGCGGATCCCGCCTGCTGGCCCGCGAATGGCAGCCTCAGGGACACCCGCGAACACAGAGGGCTCTTCAGACGCGGCCGCCACGGGAGCGACCGCTGGCGCAGAGGCCGCAAAAGCGGGAGCTTCCCCACTGCCGAGCGGACTGCCCTCGCGAGAAGGCGGGGCGTTATCAAATCTAATGTCGAGAGCTCTTCGCAATTGGTCGAGATCGATCAGCCCGGGCGTCTGAGCGGGCGGCGTCTCGGCCGCCTTGGGCTTGAGCTCCTCGGCTGTTGCCGGCGGAACCGCTCGCTCGATGATTCGGGCCTCATATGCCTCAAGCCAACTCATTGGGCGCTCCTAAAAAGCAACCGCACAGCTTTCCGTGCGATCGAACGGCGGTTGATATCCTTTATTGATTCCGCTTGTTTCATTGCACCGTCCAGATCCGACGCCGTGATGTTATAGTCGGCAAGAGTGTCTCGCGCTTTTTGGAGCTCTTCTTCTTTGAACTTCACTTTCTCCACGGAAATCAAGTTCGCCATTTCTGAGAAATCGTCGAAAACAACCTTGGGCCCCTCTTTGCGAGCGGCGTCTTTTTTGGTGAGGAATTTAGTCAAAACTGTCCGCATGGTCGCGGTCATTTCGTTCTGACCTAATTTCGTAATCCCACCGCCCGAGAGGACGGGATCATTTAGCAAGAGTTGCTTCGCCTGACTAAAGGACTTTTCCTGGGCCGCCTGTATTATCGGAAAGAGGAGAGATTTATGCTTAGCGTCGACATCTTTCAGACTGAGAACATCTGGCATTTTAAGCTTGCCTGAGACAGCTTCTGCCACAGCAACGTTGTAAGCGGTTTCATTGTGTATGCCGCCAATTCCAGCACTTTCGATCGCTTCCTGTGCCACCTTGAATTGTGTCGGGGTTAATTCATCGAAAGCCGTCAATGCTTTTAATGAATCTATTCGTTTTTGCATAGGCTCTGATGTATCAAGGGCTGTAATCAGGTTCCTTCCAACAATAATCTTCCTTTGCTCGGTTTCTGCCGCAGCGGTTGCCCGCGTCTCCGTATTGAGCGCCGAGATCCGCGTCGAGATCGTATTGAATACCTTGGTCTGATCATCAACTTCCATTATGCCCCAAAATGTCCCGGCAAGCTGGCTCCCCGGATCTTCGCCAAATTGATTTGTTCGCATCATAACCAGGGCATTCGCCATGCCTTGCGGATCCTGTCCGTTGATCCAGCTTTGTACAATGCTACCCGCGTAATCCTTTTTGAAGCCCGCCGCAAGCTTGGCCGCTTTCGGATCGTCAATGATACCCGCCGCCCGCTTCTCTTCAACCCGGGTCATCACCATATTGAAGATCTCTTGTTTGCTTAGATCTTCAAGCTCGGGCACTTCCGCGCCAGTTAAGGCATTGTTCATGAGCGTGATCAAAGCGCCCTCGGATTTCTCCCGGCCCCGCTTGACCATGTTGACTTGTGCCGCTGAGATCGCGGACGCGGCCATAGAATTCCACTTCTGATCAAAACGCCGCGTACTGAACTGCGACATACCCTTCGTCGCTTTAGTGTAAATCGTGTCTAGCGACGTCATGGTGCTATCAACATACGCGAGGGGATCGCCATTCTGCTCGATGTTTGCCTTCGCCGTAAGGATCTCCATCTGAGCGCCGAGCGCCGCGTTATCGGCGTGATCTTCCGCGGCGTCCTGCAAGAGCGTCATCCCGAGTTGATTGGTCGCAGCGCCAACTTGTGAGAACGCCGCGCCCATCACACCGAGCTTGAGGTCAGTCCTGGGCATTGACGTAACGCCAGTTGTGGACGGTACGCCGCGGGATGCCGTGAATTGGGGAAGTCTTGCCATAAGCCTATTTAACCAGATTATCTAACAAAATCATCTAAGCCACCCGCTTCCCACATTAGCAGAAAAACGGCCCCCGGAAGTCGAAGAGCCAAGTAGCCCAGAGCTACCCGACGGCATTAAAAGCCCCGCGGTGCCAACGCTTGTTGCAAAGGATCCAAAGGCGGCGACGTTGGCCGCTTTTTCCGCCCGCTTGCCAGCCTTCCGGGTTGCCCCCGCCGCGGACCTTAGGCCACCCGCTTTCGTTCGCAAGGCCGTCGCCCCGGTTGATCCCTGGTAGAGAATGTTGAGCTCTTCGAGGCGAGCCTGTTCCGCATTTGCGACAACGTTTTCCATAAAACTATCACCCCCAGATCCGCCGATCAGAACGCCCGATTTTGCCGCGGTCGGCGCCGCCTTACCGGAAACCTCACGGCGGAACTTGCGGCGGAACAAAGAGGCATCGTTCAAGGCCGCGTACTCAGACATGATCGCGTCGTTGTCCGCAATCGTGGCGTCGCGCTCCAAGAGCAAAGCATCAAACTCGCTTTGCGCCCTGACGCCTCGCCCCTGCATCATCATGCCGGTGGCATTCATGGCGGCACCGCCAGCCGCGAGGGCGAATAAAATTTGGGGGGGGCACATATCAGTTATCCATCATGTTCAATAATGCGAGAAACGATCGCGACAAGCGTCATGGGCAGGGGCTGGTCCTGGCGGGCGACCACTTGGCCCTCTCGGCCCCATGTGTCCCGAAACTTTACAGTTTTGTCACCAGTGAAAAGCGGCGGCGAGGAGTCCATCGGATCCGAACCCCCCCTAAAACGGACGATATCGAGATCCGTGGTATTAGGCCCGAACTTAGCGCCGAGAGTGTCGACGAATCTGAACGTGACCTCATAGGCCCGCTTGAGGGCCCCCTGAGCCGTCCCAGCTTCCGAGCCCGCCTCGACGCGCAGAGTCTTCAAGTCCGATACATAATTGAGCCCCACCGCCGCGGCGGTCACGGTTGGGTCGACCGCAACCGCTCCCGACGCCACGGTCTTAGCAGGATAGACCGAGCCATTGCCGAGAATGTCGACCGTCTCTCCTTCAAGGTGATGGAATCCCAACAGAGAGCTCGCAGCCCCGCCCGAATAGGAAAGCCCGCTATCGACAAAATGGGCGTCGTTTTTTGTGTCCCCTTCGTCAGTATTAAAAGCGTTGGTCATAAATTCGACGTATCGAACCGTGGACCCGTTGACCGTCCGCTTCGCCACCATCCAAAGCTCTTCCTGGCGTGTCGCAGGGATCACCGCGAGGGCCTCGACAACGGCATGAGCGGTTGATCCAAATGACCCGCCGATTTTATGGCGGTGCCACGCGACAACCTGTTGGTCCCGCATGAACGTGAGGCCAATCAGTTGCCCATCAGCCCGCACCGCCCAGATGGTCGAGTTGGGCTCTTGCTGATAAACAATTTGGGTGATCCCGCCAGCGGTTATGTGCTCGGCCAGGATCGTGAGATCCGGGCTTTGGAAGGCATCACTCTCGAAAACATAACTATATTCACGCAAGTTGCGCTTCTGCCGTTGGATAAAGATCACCACTTGGTCAACGCGCACCGGGATGTGGGCGTGGCTCCCGCGAGTGCCCTCACGGATAATCCTGACGTTGGTCGGCGTCAGCGGCTCAGTCGTTGTAGATGAGGAAACGATGAACTCGCCGCCAGCCGTGCCACAAGCCATGACCTTCGCGGGAGAGAGCCAGCGGATAACGTTCACGCGATCGGTCGCGATCGTGTATATAACGGGATCTTCGTCGAGCGTCCCGGGTTGGAAATTCTCATAATCGCCGCTTTTTGATCCCCACAGCGTTTGTGGTTGATCAGTCGAGCCCGCGAACATCAGTCGTTGCTCGAAGAAGGCGACCGTCGCAGGGTAGCCGGTCCCGGTCGACCATGCCCCGAGACGCCATTTTATCTCCGCAGACGTCCCATCAAACTTGTTTACAACGGTCGCCGTGACGTGCGTTGTATCGGTGAAAGCTGTGACCTTGGCGTAACCCCAATACACCCCCCCCTCATAGAGGAACTTCCACGTTACGGATCCCTCGACAATCTCATCCCCGTCGCTTGTCGGGGCGTCCGTTGCGGCGCTCGAGCTCGTTCCTGCTTTCGTCACTTCATAGACGTTGCCACCAGACCCTACATGGGCCCCGATCGCATAAGCGGTCGAGGCGGCCCACTTGGCTGCCTGATGCCCGATCCGAATAAAGCGGCCTATATCGGCAGCCCTAAACCCATCGCCATCATTGATCCCGGTGATTGCCGAAGCGGTGATCGTAACCGAGCCCGTCGCGGCCGAGGGAGTCAGAGTCGTCGTTGTGATGTTTTCATCTTGGAACGGTCCATCAAGGAACGTGATCGCCGTCAGTGTCCAGGCGGTGTGGGACGTGCGCGTCAGCTTGCGCGGCGCATAACTGGCGTGAGTGATGAAGATCACGTCCGCCGACTGCGCGTACTGGAGATCTCCGAGGTCGGCTTCCAAATATGGCGTCGCAATTTCAACCGCCGTCGACACAATGAACGCAGCCACAAAGGCATGGGCGAAGGCACCCGTTTCGATCCGCCCCTGGTCCTTATAAAAACGGAAATATAGATTACCGGCCTCGATCACATAGGCTTGAGTAACCGAAAACTCGAATGGGATCAGATAGGTTGCCTTCGAGCTATCTTTTACCTCGGCGACGAACTTGGTCCCCGGACGCCGCGTTATCCCACCGTGGGGATGAACGATGAAATTTTCGATCGTCTCGGCGGCGTTGTTGTATTTCGCCAAATCCACGCGGCCCAGCAACCGAGGTGAGACCTCCCCTGCCGTAAAATTTGTTTGAATTCTTGAGACGCGGGCCATTTAAGCGCGGCTCTCAAGCCAATCGTTGACCTTCTGGGGTTGCGCTTCTTTCGCGTCCACGTTTCGAGCTTGCGTTAGAAGCTGTTGATATAGCGCCGTCGCCGACTGCACAACGCTAAGGGACGCGGTGAGCTCATAAGCAATGTCGGCTGCAATCCTCGCCGCATAGGTCTCGATGAACAAAGCATCGAATTCATTGGGGTCGGTCACCTGATACACATATAGAACATTCATCGAGCCAGTGACGTCTGTGAGAATTTGGCGGCCCTCCACAACCCACTCCTCGGTTGTGTCAACCTCGACAATCCTCAGGCAGTCAGAGGGCCAATTATAAGCGGTCGCGTATTCCCACGCCGGGGCCGTTGTCGTCGCCGCGAGTGCGGCTCGCTTCATCGCAAAGCTCCACGGATGCGCCCTTAGAACATTATCCCGGGTCTGCTCATGGATCGCCTTGCAGGCGCGGCCTTCCTTCGTATCGTCATCGAGCGAGGTAATGCGCTCGGAACCGAGAAACGTGATCGCTCGATTGCAGATATCAACAAACGATGTGACGATAGCCATCTTCGATCCTAACTATCAAACGGCAAGAGGCAGGGGGGGCCCGAAAGCCCCCCCCTCTTAAAACCCTCGACCTTAATCGAGAACATAGGCCAGATACCCAACGAGATCATCGCCAGATACGATAGCTACATCCTGACAAGTGGCGCGGATAACAACGCCATCTTTACTCTCAAAGACGTAAGTCCCGCCCGTCAAAAGATTCGCCGCGATGGCACCTTCCAACGTCTGGAAACCGACCGTATCAACAGCGAGGCCGTTGATCAGCCCATCAGGATCGGCCGCGGTGGTCGATCCATCCATTGCCGTGTAGGCATCCCAACCCAAGTCCAGCGTCGCCGAACCAGTGGTCCAGTTGACATAGGCCCTGGAGAGAGAGGCCAACACACGCACCCGCCCGGGCGGGAGTTTGCCAAGAGAAACCGACGATGTAGCATCGCCGGCGCCGTCCTGGTCATGCGCGAAAAACATGATCCGAACACTACCATGCTCCTCGGTTGTGTTGTTGTTCACAACCGGGGTCGCGGTGGCGTTTGTGTATTCGGTGGACTTTTGCGTAGTTACAGCCATTTCAAAGCCCTCCTAGCTTGGATCACATTCGATGTAACCGACTTTAGCTTCTTCCATGCGGCTCGCGCCGATAGCCATGGAAACGAAGACCTGAGTCGAGTGATTCTTGTCAACCCTCTCAGCTATCTTCACAGTCGGTTCGGCGCCAATCGCCAACACAATACCGCTCTGCGCGTAGAACAGTACCTTGTGATCAGAGTTGCTGTCGACTTCGATCCGTTGGGTTCTTAAGAATTTGAAACCAAGGAACGTATCGACTTCGCCCTGCACTAAAGCCTTGACTACATTGTAGTCCGAGCTTGTGACCTCCGTCTCTCCGAGGAGCTTGCGAAGCTGTTTCGCATTCACCACACAAAAACGAGCGTCATCAGGATCGACTTCGCCGGCATCAAGAACTTCCTTCGCAGCGCGAAGCTTCTCAACGTTTAGTCCGACGTCAGCCGACGAACCGCCAACTTGAACGTCGACCGTGTTCGAGCTATCGAACGCAGTCGAGGTTCCGCCAGCCACGCCGGTAAAGGCGGTGCCGTCAGCGGCGTCGATAATTGCATCATCCATCGCTCGACCCATTGCAAAGGACGCAGCCTCGGCATAGGGACCAGTGGGATCGATGAGCATTCGGACTCGATCTTCTGAATCAATAAGATCTGCCCAATCATAGTCGGCAAGGGAAACCCGTCGCCGAGAATGGGGGCTGTCCATGCGTGGAGTATCGCTATGGCGAGACGTCCTTTTCCGAGCGGCGGTACTGCCGATCTGCTCGAAAAATGCATTCTTGCCAACAACGGTTTCGACGCGAACGGAATCCCGAAGCCTCGAACCTTTTTGCTGCACAAGATGGACAACATTCCCCCGGTACTGCTCCACAAACGCTGTGGTTATTTGGACTGACATATGTCTGTCCTCCGGTTTGTTGCACAAAGGGTGAAACGGGCGAGGTATCCGCGAGCGGGCTCGATCCTACGCTTAACGAGCGTTCGTCGGTCTTCTTTCAGACTGTCAATCGGGGGCCTTGGAGACCGTACCCGATCTTTTCTGTTGTCGGTTTTGCGAGGGGGCTCGCGCCGTGTCCTCGGAAACCCAACGGTGGAAAACTTTGGCGATCCTTACCAGATCGTCAGGCGACTGCTTCTCGCTTCTGAGCGCGATAGCGAGACGCAGGCATTCAAGTTTATGTAGCTCCGACATTCTCAGGATGCGCGAAGCCGTGGAGCTCGGTCAGGCGATCGTTGAGCATACTATACTCAGCGTGGTGCTTGTCGTAGAGGGCGGGGTTGGCCCGAAGCCGGGAGATTTCCTCTTTCGCCGTCGACGGCGTCTGAGCGAAATTCCTATTTCCCGCGCCATCCTTAAACCCGGGGGTCGAGATTTCCATCCCCGCCTTTACAAGCCCGTTCATGACAATCGGATTCGCCGACAATCCATGCTGATAGAGTAGATCGAAAAAACCCTCTCCGAAAAATGTTCGCCCAGCCTTATCGGCAAGCGCAATACGCTCATCGAAGGCGGTCCCGTATTCTTTCTTCAGATCCTCTTGACGTTTGTGCATGGCCTCATCATCGCCATCAGACTTAGCGGTATATTGCTCGCCCATCCGCTCGACAAATTTATCGTGCATCGCCTGAGCCATTGAAGCGGGCATCTTAATCTCATGCGCCGCGGCTCGGAACCAATCACTGAGACCATCATCGTAGCCCTCAAATCCCTCAGGGGACGCAAGTTCATAGGCGCTCGCCTCCTCGGGCCAGCCAAGCTCGCTCCAGCCATCCCAATTCGCGAGCTCCTCGCCCGCCTTTGGAACAGACAGCCGTTGATCCCCGATTTTACTTTCGAGGTGCATATGAGCCTGCACAACATCCGCGGGAGATCCGTATCCCTTATTCTCGATATGCTGTTTCGCCGCGTCATCAAACCCCTCGATCCAACTCTGATCAGACGGGGTGCCCGTGCTCGCGGACCCATCATTGTCAGCCATCGTCAGTCTCTCCTATCATTGCCAGTTGCAAGAG